CCCCGGCAAGCGTGCTTTGCCATCTAATGCAATGGCATTACCCCGCGCAATCGAAGACCCTATCCCAGGTAGGCCCTTACTTAGGTATGGCCAAGAACTTTGGGACAAGATCTGGGCAGCGGGCGTAAATTGGATAAGCCCGAATACAGACGTAGAGCTTCTACTTATGACTTGCGAGATGGTCGATGAGCGTTGGAACTTGCGAATCAAAGTAATGCAAACCGATGAGCCAAAGCTAAGGCGCGGGCTTAGGGAACTTGACCGACAGATAGTAAGTAATCTCTCGCTGCTTGGATTTACCCCATCAGATAGGACAAGGCTCGGGGTAGCTGAGGTAAAGGCGCAGTCTAAACTTGAGCAACTAATGGAACGAAAGGCTCAGCGTGGCATGGCCGCCTCAATGGTTGACCCCAATAGCTCAGTCTGATTTAGTAAACGGTGAAGGCGAAACCGTTATTGAGTTTGCAGAAGCCTTTGGAATTATTACTAANGATTCAGTTGCCGGCCCTGCTGGTCAGGCTTTGGTATTGCGCGAGTGGCAGAAGGATCTAATACGTCATGTATTTGCTGGCGATGGTAATGGATACAGAAACACAATCTCGCTCATAGGGATGCCCCGCAAGAACGGCAAGTCTGCGCTCGGCTCGGTATTCGCTCTTTACTCTTTGATTCTTGGCGCACGCGGTGCTGAGGTTTACAGCGTGGCCGCTACTAAAGAACAAGCTCGGATTGTATTCGCGGACGCTAAGAGAATGGTAGAAGCCTCACCAGAGCTAAGCGCAATTACTAAGGTCTACCGAGACGCAATCGAACTACCGCAGGCGGGCAGTGTTTACCGAGTGCTGGCGGCTGAGGCTTACTCGGCGGAAGGGCTAAACCCTAGCGCGACAATCTTCGATGAGGTACACGCTCAACCCAACCGCGAACTCTTTGACGTTATGTCTTTGGCTATGGGATCACGTGGCAGGCAGTCAACCCTTATCGGAATTACAACAGCAGGCACGCGTGCAGATGCAACTGGTAATGACTCAATCGCCTTCGACCTTTACAACTACGGCAAGAAGATTGCAACTAAAGAGCTAGATGACAGCTCCTTCTTTATGGCATGGTGGGAAGCACCGCCAGAAGCAGATCACCGCCGGCCCGAAACTTGGGCAATAGCTAACCCAGGCTATAACGACATTTGCAGTGCTGAGGATTTTGTCTCAGCGGTAAAGCGCACGCCCGAGGCAGAGTTCAAAATCAAGCGGACTAACCAATGGGTAAACGCTAAGAACGCTTGGCTACCGACTGGCGCTTGGGAGAACTTGGAAGAAGCGTTTGAGTTACTGCCAACTGACGAATACCTTTTGGGCTTTGACGGATCTTGGAAGAACGACAGCACCGCAGTAGTTGCGGTAATNATGCCGCGCGTAGANGGCGATGCTTTCCGAGTCTTTAGAGTGGCAAGTTGGGAGAAGGATTTTATGCTAGATGANGATTCGTGGATTATAGACAAGAACGAAGTTAGCAAAACAATTATCGAGTACTTCCTAGCCAACCCAGGTTGTCGCGAGATAGTTTGCGACCCTGCAATGTGGCAAGACGAAATGTACCAATGGGCAGACGCAGGTATGCAAGTCGTTGAGTACCCCAACACCATAAGCCGAACAGTGCCAGCTACAGCTAAACTTTACGAAGCGATAATGAACGGCAAGATCAAGCAAAGCGGAGACGCGGCGCTCGCTAGGCATTTGGACAACTGCATACTAAAGGTGACTCGCAAAGAGGCGCGAGAATAACCAAGGACTACCGCAACCCTAAGCTAAAAATTGACTTAGCCATAGCCCTACTAATGGCATACGACAGGGCAAGCGGTAGACTAGAAGAAGTATTAGTGCCTCAAGTATTCGTATAGGCGGTAGATTTTTGGGAATTTTTGACGGACTCTTTGGTAAGAGAGCTTTGAGCTACCAGTCCATTTGGGGCGCTGGCGGTAACTTTGACAGCGGGCAAAGCCTGTCTGCCACACAAGTCACCAGCGATACCGCGTTTCAAGTCAATGCAATCTATGGGGCTATCTCTCTAATCAGCGACAGCATAAGTACGTTGCCGGTAGACAGCTTTATCAAGACAGATGACGCACGCTTACAGTTTCGCCCGCGACCAGCTTGGGTATCTAATCCCGATGTAGACACAACTAAAGAAGCATTTTGGGGCGGGGTCATTGTTTCGCTACTGCTTGACGGAAACGCGTTTATCCGCGTGTACTCCAATGAGGCGGGGCAAGTAGTAAACCTAAATGTATTGAATCCTCAGAAGGTGCAGATCAAGCGAGATGGCTTAGGCCGCGTTATGTTTGAACTTGAGGGCGAAAGCCGAATGCTTTCCTCGGACGAGATTATCTTTATACCTGACGTAGTACGGCCCGGCCATATCAGAGGCGTTAGCCGCGTAGAGGCACTAAAGGAAAACTGGGGACTAGCTATTGCTTTGCAAAACTACGCCGCGCGTTTCTTTGGCGCAGGCACGCAAACCTCGGGGATCATCGAGTTCCCAGGAAACCTAACCGCTGAGCAGGCTAAGAATCTGCAAGAAGGATTTGACTCTAGACACAAGGGTTGGGGTCGCGCGCATAAGACAGGGATTATTTCCGGCGGTGCAAAGTACATACCGACCTCAGTAGAAAACGACAAAGCGCAATTCCTAGACTCGCGCCGTATGGCTGTCGAGGATGTAGCCCGAGCTTTCAACATACCTAGCAACTTCCTAAACTTGCCAGGGACAAACACTTATTCCAGCGTGGAGCAGAACTCGCTAAACCTAGTCAAGTTTTGCATACGCCCGATTATCCAAAAGCTCGAAAGCGCGTTTACCCCATTACTTGCTAGGGTCGCTGGCGGGGAGAACGCATTTCTAAAGTTCAATCTAGACGCGCTGCTGAGGGCAGACATCAACACAAGAATGAGCGCATACAGCACTGGCTTACAGTCAGGCTTCCTAACAATCAACGATGTCCGCAAGCTAGAAGATCTACAGCCGGTAGATGACGCAAGCGCAGACACCGTTAGAGTACCGCTGGCGAACGTAAACATTGAAGCGGCAGATCTAAACGCAACTGACAAGCGAGTATCTATGGCGCAGAAATTAGTGAACTCTGGTTATGACCCAGAAGAAGTACTAAAGGTTATGGGCTTGCCTGCAATCGCACACACTGGTTTACCAACCGTCCAGCTACAAGGTATAGCACAGGTTGCCCCAGAGAATCCGACAAGCGCGTATGAGGTTGAGTAATGACAGGACAGGAAACCAATGCCACTAATTCCCAGCAGCTCAGGACTACCAATCAGCGACAAGAAGCCGTCAGTCAATCCGACACCTGCCAAGACTGCACCGGTGACTGCAACGTATGCGAAGCCCGCGCAGGTAAACTTAAAGAAGATAAAAAAATGAAAGGCGTTATAGTGGCAAAATTAGAACAGCGCGTAAACGTTGCTGAGTTTGAAGTCAGGGAAGAATCTGACGGCATGCACTTTAGCGGGTACGCCGCGCTATTCGATAGCCCATCTGAACCACTGCCTTTTATAGAGCGCATACAGCGCGGGGCTTTCAAGCGGTCACTAAAGACTCGCAATGACATCAAGTTTCTTTGGAATCACGACTCAGGCGAAATCTTAGGATCTACCCGCGCAAGGACACTAACGCTTAGCGAAGATGACCGAGGGCTAAAGGTAGAAGGCACTTTGCCTAACACTTCACGCGGGCGCGATGTAGCCGAGCTACTCCGCCGCAATGACATAGACGCAATGAGCTTTGGCTTCTCTGTCCCCCAAGGCGGGGATACTTGGTCAGGCGATGGATCACAACGCACACTTAGGCAAGTCTCTTTGCATGAGGTTAGCTTGGTAGCGTGGCCGGCCTACACCGCAACCGCTGGCACTGTATCTGTTCGCAAGTATGAAAAGCTGGCAGAGCGTGCAGAGGTAAATGCTGACGCACTAGCTGACGCTTTGCTAAAGATCGAAGATGGCCTAAGTATTACAACGGACGAGCATGAAATGCTAAGCCGCGTAATCGGCACACTTGCACCAGCACCAGAGGTAGTGACGGAAGTATTGCCGCTAGGTGACATAACAATGCTTGCACTAAAAAAGGCTAAACTAAACCTCTTGATGAAAGGCATCTAATGGCTACTAAAGAGCAAATCAAAAAGGTAATACTTGGCATCGCAGGCAATCCCTCTAGCGGTGCAATCAAATCACTAGCCGACCAGTGGGCAACCGCTATTGTCGAACTAGACGCAACCCCTCGTCTTATAAACGAGGTACAGGATGGCGCTC